TAACACAAAAGTTGAGATCTACGGACTTAAAGAAGCAATTAAGCAGCTCAACTCAATAGAGCCTGGACTTCGTAATCAAATTGCAAAAGACTTTCGCAATGTTGCCAAGCCTGTAATCAACGACGCATTAGCTCTTATACCCGGCACCGTTCCACTTTCTGGCATGGCTAGAAACTGGACTACTCCATCAGGTTTCAAAATGTTGCCTTGGCAAGCAGGCAGAAAACAAAAGATCTCCGCAAAAATCAACACCAAAAAAGTCTCAGAATTTCGTGGACAGATCCGCAATGTTGGAGTTTTTAATATTGTCTACTCTGGCTCTACTGGAACACTCTTTGACATGGCAGCAAATGGAAGACTTGGCAGTGCACTTTCGGCGCGATACGGTCGTCGATCAAGAGTAATGTGGAAAGCAATGGAAAAGAACCAAGGCACCGTCGAATCAGAAATGCGGCGAATAGTTGAGACTGTCATGGACAAAGTCGATCGGAATGTGATCTCATAATGGCATCGGTAAATATTCCAATCATCTCCGAATTTGATGCCAAAGGCACACAAAAAGCGATCAAAGAGTTTCAATCGCTAGAAGGCGCATCTGCCAAAGCACAGTTCGCTATTAAAAAAGCAGCAATCCCAGCCGCCGCCGCTATCGCTGGATTAGCAGCTGCAATGGTTCCAGCAATCACAGCAGCTTCAGACCTCGAAGAAAGCATGTCAAAAGTAAGCGTTATCTTCGGCGACGGCGCCAAAGCAGTTCAAGACTTCTCCAAAACTGCCGCTAAATCAATGGGTCAATCCGAAGCCTCGGTTCTTGCTGCCGCAGGAACTTTCGGAACTTTCGGTAAAGCAGCCGGTCTCGGTGGAACGGATCTAGCAAAGTTCAGCAACAAATTCACAACACTCGCTTCGGATCTTGCTTCATTTAACAACACAACTCCAGAAGAAGCAATTAACGCGATCGGATCAGCTCTTCGAGGAGAAGCCGAACCAATGCGTAAATTTGGCGTGTTACTTAATGACGCCACATTAAAAGCCGAAGCAATGACACTCGGGATTTACGACGGAAGCGGAGCCCTAACTGATCAACAAAAAATCCTTGCAGCACAAAGCGCAATCTTCAAACAAACTGGAGACGCTCAAGGAGACTTTGACAGAACCTCGGACGGTCTTGCAAACACCTCTCGCACACTCACAGCGCAAATGGACAACTTGCAAGCAAGCATCGGAAAAGGTCTTTTGCCAATTGTAGAAAAAGTCTTGCCTTTAGTAGGAAAGTTTGCAGATTGGGCAGCAGATAACCCCGACACATTTTTGGTTATTGCTGGCGCCATATCTGGTATCGCTGTTGCAATTTTGGCTGTAAATACAGCAATGGCACTTAACCCATTTAGCATTATTGCAATTGGAATCGGTGCTCTTGTAACTGGATTAGTAATTGCATATAACAAATTTGAGTCGTTTCGCGATGTAGTGAACATCGTTCTAAACGGACTTATGCGAGGTTTTGAAATTTTTGCTAACTCATGGATTAACACTGTGAACGCTCTGATTACTGGAATTAATCTTGTAAGCCCATTTACGGACATACCAAAAGTTCCGACCGTGAATCTTCCAACTATCGGGGGCGGTAGTGGTTTTACTGGCACAAGCGAGCGTGCTGGCATGCCTCAAACAGGTTCAATAATTCCATCGATGGGGGCTATTACGACTCCGACAATTGCTACACCTGCATCACCAATGACAGGTGGCGGTGGCGGTGTCGGTGGATCTTCTAGGTATGTAGGCGGTGGAAATACTATTGACACTCAAGGACAAATTGGGTCGTTTTTTGGTGGCGTAACCCCTGAAATGATTCAACAATACACAGTGAATGTAAACGGCGGTCTCGGCTCAAGTGCAGAGATCGGCACAGCTGTCGTGAACGCGATCAGAGCATTCAACAGGCAGAACGGCCCAGCAAACATCGCGGTCGCGTAATGGCAGGCGTCGCGGTAGTTGGATCAGGTCTTTACGACCTCGAGATTGATACAGGGTACAACTGGAACGCCTTTACTCTTGACGACGACCCTAAAGGCACACTTGACTCAACTGATTATGTCTTAGACGGCACCGATCAATACGCGTCGGTCATGGACGGCACTATCGGCTTGACAGCAAAACGCGGACGCGCCAATACTGGCGACCAGTTCCCTTATGGCACGATGAACTTCACACTTAACGACACTTACGCCGACGGAGTGTTCAACCCTTTTGACACGACATCGCCTTACTACGATCCGAATAATTCTCTACCCGGGCTCGCACCGCTTCGCAAAGTCCGCTTTTCCCGATACGACTCGCTCGGCGTAAAAAAGTATCTATGGGTCGGCTACATCATCAACTTTGACTACACCTTTACCCTCGGCGGTTTGGACACAGTAAGCGTCACTTGTGCCGACTTCTCGTATCAACTAGGGCAGACTTTCTTGGCTGAATGGAATGTCACAGAGCAGCTCTCAAGCGACCGTTTTGACGACCTGCTAGATCGTCCAGAAGTGGATTATCAGGGCACACGAAGCATTGAGACGGGTGTAGCGACCCTTGGCGGTGCAGCTGCTTACACGGTCGCCAACGGCACCTCGGTCGCAGGGTACGCCAACAAGATCATGGAAGCCGAGCAGGGCAGAATCTTTGTGGATCGAGAAGGCACTATCACCTTCCAGAAGCGCATCGGGCAAGTCCTAGGCGTACCTGTCGCCGAGTTTCACGACACCAACCCACCAACCAAGATCGGCTACTCGGCGATTGATATTGCCTTTCAAGCGGACACAGTCGTCAATCGTGCATCAGTTGCACACGCTGGAGCCACATCTCCAGAGGTCGCCGAAGACCTGACCTCTCAAGCAACCTACTTAATCCAAACAACCTCTATTACGGATTCTTTGGTTCATAACGACGCCGCAGCTTTAACACTTGCCGAATACCTTCTTAACGCTAATCCAGAAGCACGCTTCAACTCAATCGGCACCGAGTTCCCCGGCACGCCTGCCCTTGATCAAGACATACTTGCCTTACTTGATGTAGGCGATGTGATCAATGTTGAAAAGTCAATTACTACTTCGGAAGGCCCGACCCAGTTCGCACAAAACTTGACGGTAGAGGGTCTTGAGCATCGGCTTACTTTGTCGGCTGGGCACGCTGTCACATATTTTACGGCACCAACCACGATCGTCTATGAGTTGATCTTGGACGACGCTGTATATGGCACACTTGACGAAGACAATGTCCTAGGATAAGGAGCACTATGGCTACACCGACCAATCTTCCAGCAACCTTTGTCGCAGGTAACATTCTTACCGCAGCACAGCAAAACGCTTTACGCGGTGCCTTTCGAGTGTTGCAAGTTGTTAGCGGCACTACTAGCACAGGCGTATCCAACGCAACCACAACACTTGCCACTACAGGTCTTACCGCTTCAATTACGCCACAATTTAATACAAGCAAAATTCTGGTTGTTGCATCAATGACTTCTTGCAAAGTTGCCGCAATTAACACAGGAATTGAATTTGCTTTTTTGCGAGGTTCAACAAATGTTTTGACTTTCTCAAAATTTGCGGGATTTGGCACAGCGTCAACAGACAACAATTTCAGCATAACTGGGCTGTTGTATGACAGCCCTGCAACCACATCGGCAACAAGTTACACGGTGCATTTTGCTCGTGGTGGTGGTTCAGGCACAGTTGAGGTACAGCAAGGGTCACTTACCACTAGCACTATTTTGCTAATGGAAATTAGCGCATAATGCCAACCGAAGAAGAAATCCAAGAGGATGCAAACGCCAGTTACCTTGCCAAACAAATTGCAAGACAAGCCGTACTAGACAAACTTGGAATTACAGCCGATGAAGCCGCGCTACTACTTGGCTAGCGTTATGCTCGCACTTGTCCTGACGGCTTGTGCTGACCGCTACCGCGAAAACTGCAATACCACCAAAGCCAACGGACTACTAGAAAGGCGCTGCCCATGAACACCGACAAACGATTAAGCAACGAACAGATCAAAGCTCGACTAATCCTGATCGTAGGAATCGGACTTACAGCATCGTTCGTCATGGCAATCGCCTCACTTATTTTCGGCTTGCTCTTTGTCGTGCAACCTACCGAGCAAAGCCCTAACGACGCAGAAGCATGGGGCGTCCTGTCGCCGATGCTGATGACCCTTGCAGGCGGCTTAATTGGTCTACTTGCAGGCAACGGACTTAAAGACCGACCTAAAGATCCGCCAGCACTATGAGCGTGATTGCAGCAAACCCCAAGATCGCAAACAGCAAGCCATACACAGGGAACTCCGACGGTGCCGCAGCTGGCCCACGCGCTGGCATGGATGAATGGATCAGGCAGGCGATTAAGTACTCAAACGGTGCTATCTGGAATAACGGCTCTTGGGGCGTTCGCGACATGAAGGGCACACCTGGCTCATTATCGGTTCACGCTACTGGGCGCGCGTGGGATGCTTCGTACCGCAAAACTGACAAGTACCCAACAGCAAATCGCAAAGGTGCAGTCGCCTTCCTTAACATTGTTATTGCCAACGCGAACGCGCTCGGAGTTGAATGTGTGCTGGATTACTTCCCACAAAAATTCGGACGCGGCTGGCAGTGCACTCGACAAGCGTGGAGCAATTATTCCAAGCCAACACTCGCGGGAAGTCCCGGTGGAGACTGGCACCATTACGAGATCTCGCCTGCTATGGCAGACTCTCCAGCCCTTGTAAAACAAGCCTTTCAGAGAGTGTTCGGCGAAATCCCCCAATAGCGGATACCGATCGCCTATGGTCGAAGTACCGACGATAGGAGTGAAATTATGACCGAACCACAAGTCTTCATCTATGAAGTTGGCAGATGCACACTTGATTCAGGACAAGAGGTACTAATTCAGATCTTCCGACATTCGGACACACATAAAATCATCCGCGCTCAAATGGCGTTCCGAACTTTAACTCGGGACTCCTGGGGCGTGCCAACAGAATTGAGCTTTCAACAATGAACGAAAAAACGATCAAAATCTTTGCTTGGGTAACTTTCGGACTTGCCGCCTTTGTGCTCCTCTGGGACGCTTCCAAGCCGCCTCAAGGCATGTCAAAGGTCAGTGCCTCAACCTCTTACCAGACGATTCCATTGACCCCTTTGCCGAGCGTAGTAACGCCCCCTGTCACTACTCTCCCAGTAACGACATGCGCGCAAGCTCTCGATCTTGCCTTGAGTGTTGGCTGGTCTGCCGATCAAACTCCAACGCTTTCTCGAGTGCTTTACCGTGAGTCACTTTGCACCGAAAACGCCTACAACCGATACGACACCAATGGCGGCTCATACGGTCTAATGCAGATCAACGGATTCTGGTGCACCCCTTCGGCATACTGGCCTCAAGGTTGGCTACAAGCGAAAGGAATCCTGTCAGTGTGCGACCAGTTGTTTGA